TATTCTTTGAATGGTTTCATAGTTTTATCCATATGCTTTATTTATTAAGATTTTTAAGTTTTTCTAGTATACTATTGCGGTCAGTTAGTATATAACCTTCGCCCTGTACTTCTTGGCCGTCTTTGCCGCCGTCTCGTTTATCTATTGCTAGCTTCTTAAGCTGTAGGTCGACCATCTTAAGTTTTTTGTCTATTTTGTTAGTTTTAGCAGTAATGGCCGCGGTTAACATGCCTGTAGCTACTTCAAACATACGAGCACTGTACTTGGGTTCTACTTGCATAGCCAAGTCCATAATATCTTCATATGCTTCTTCTGCCTTAGCGGCAAGCCCGTCTAGCTCGCTGTCTGCCATGTCGCCTAGCCCTTTTACTCTGGGCAATGCTGACGCAATTTTGTCAAATTCTTCTAGCTTATCTTCTAAGCTGATCACAGGTTGTGCCGGAACTTCTTGTGGCGGCTCAATCGGCTTTTTGGTGTCAGCGATATCTAAAATTTCTTCAAGTTTCTTTGTCATAGTCTAATACTTATCACATTTTTTTACCAGTGTGGTATAAATCGTGTTCGGTGATTATCCTAAACAGTATGCCCTGTTGTTTACACCAATTTTTAGCCGCGGCCCATTTTACCATATTGCGCACATACTGTGCCTGATTGTACACGTTCTTTCCAACCTTTTCTTTCAAGGTTTGATTAGCTGGTTTTATTTCCCAAACTTCAGCACGTTTTTGTTTTTTATTATCTTGGAAGACTACAAAAAAATCAGGTACATAAACTGTAGGTTTACCTGTTAGAGGATCTTTGTAAGGTATTTTTAAACTTTCACTGGCCCATTGTTGTATAGCATCATTGTTATCGCACATCTGCATAACACTGAATTCCCAACTTGATCTGTAACGAGGACTGCCTAGGCCAATGTATTTTTCAGGATTTTTAACAGCATAGATGCCCTGAGTAAATTTTAAACTCATGGTAAAATATTTCTTTGTATCTCGTCTGCTGGTGTAGGAGTTAGAGTAATACCGAGGCTACTGGTTTTAAATCTATTGTAGTTAAGTATCTCTCCTACCAATGCACTTATCTGAACAGAGCTAAGGCCTCTTAATGTATCTAATATGTCAAACGGATTAAGATTATCCTTCTTGGCTTGACTTAGAATAATCATAGCTACCGACTGTGCTGCCTGTATTCCATATCCTCTTGATTCAAAGTATGAAGTTATTGCTGTAAGTTCTGTACCATTTAGTTGTAAAGGTATCTGATAAAAATTGTCAAAGAATTTAACAGTTGCATCTGAATTAGATGCGGCGGCATTATCTGTTGGAATGTTATTATATAAGGTCATGCTAAATTACCTGGAATTGTTGGAGTACCTGCAATAGCGTTAGTTACATTTACACCCGGAATTTGACTGTTAACACCACCAGTTGAATCTGCATTGAGAGTCGAGTTAACGCTGGAGTTACTCCACCCTTTCCAGGCATTGGCTACTCCAGTTAACCCTGTGCCAACAAGTCCGCCGAGCCCTTCACTGGCGCCACCGACATATCCCCCAATGCCCACTCGACCAATTATGGCCAACTGACCTTGTAGGGCACTATACCCTTCTTGTCTAATTTGGGCCGCAGTTAGTTTGCTGGCATTTTTAATAAGGGTGGCCGCACGTATGCCAAGACCTGCTGTTTCTAGGAAACTGGTATTTTGATCTACGTCCCGATAGTCTCCGATAAGTTCAGACGCCCCTGGAATAATGCCGCCTGGGCCTAATAATGATCCGCCAGCAATTGTCAATGGACTTCTAGAATTATCGTAATGGTCACTGGTAAATCCTGTTTTTCTAGCGTTGCCTCTGCCGTAGACTACTGCTTCGTATGCCACAGTCATCTTACTGCTCATTAACTTATTGCCTTGAGTTTGATCAACACTGTCGTGTTGCCAATCAGTTACGATGGGATTTAATAATGTTAGACTTGTATACTTGTGTTTGTTTAATAGAAAAATATCTATGCTATTAAAGAACGGAGCATCTTGACCATTGGCCATACCATAGGCGTGTGATCTGTCTTGCCATTTAGTATCTTCAAAACCTGGGCTAGTCTTGCTGTTTCTTTGTGAAGTACTGATGTTGGTACTGCCATCAGAAAAATAATATTGATAATAATTTTTCCACAAATTAGTAGTGGCGTTGGCCATGTCATCGTGGAATGTTATAGTCACTGGCTCATAGGTCAGTTTGGTTTGAACTACAGTTTTTCTGTTATATTGATTAACAGTTTCTGTACTCATTTTAAATTTTGGAAGATCAGCACTCTTGGCCATTATTCCGATAAAAGGTCGGAATCTCTCTGCCCAAGTCGCATTAAGAAATTTATTAACTTTGGGATTAATACCTAACCTAATGTAGTATATCCATCCTGCTTTAGGTGCAAGATCGTATAAATTATCGTCTCTATAAAGAGCACGAGCATGTTGTTGGTCTTTCATCCACCCTGGAGCGGAAAAGGCTGTATCTAAGAAACCGTTTAATATTGACATACAGATATTTATGCCACAAAAAAAGGCCCCGTTAAGGACCTTTTTTGTTAGGGTTGATTAACCTAAAGCTAAACTACCCAGTGTACGGCCAATTGCTGTACCAATGCCAACTGGATTATCGGCAGTGTCAGTCTGTAGAGCGTTATCGTACTTGATTGTCATTGTAATATCGAACGGATCGCTAGTTTTGTAGTCAGCCTGTTGATATTGTGTTTGTTGTAGGTAGCAACCATACAATTCAAATCTTTCTAGAACAACTGGAGCACTAGCACCATTACCGCCATCGAGAATCTCAATATTGGTTTGGAACTTGTAATCTGCGCCACTAGATGCGCTTGATTGCTCAAAGAAGTCAAACTGCTTCTGGATCTGTTGACCTACTAACTTGCTAACTGCGTTGGTCATGTCGTCACGGATAACAATCTGCACTGCTTCCCATGTGTAACGACCAGCATAGTTAATTTTACTGTTGTAAACAGCCAGTTCCATGTTTTCAAATGTCAACTGTGGACGACCTGCTGTCATAACCTGCTTGGTTAGCTCGTGTGTTTCGTTTCCAGCACCGAAGCCAATGAAGGCTACTCTGAAACGATACTTCAGCTTGGGCATTAGTAGACCCTGGCTTGCGTTACTTTGGCCACCACCACTTAGTGGTACTGTAAATTTGCTTAAACTAGATATTGCCATCTAAATGCTCCTTATCCTATTATATATTACCAGCTTTGATAGAACCTGTGTTCTTCAAACGCAATGGTATGTAAATGAATTCAACTGCTTTGACTGGCTCGATAGCGATATCCATCCAAAGTTCGTTTCGATCAATTCTTGACGATGTGTTGTTTGTTTCATCACATACAACGATGTAATCATATATAGCACGTAGTCCTACTAGTTCTAGTAATAGGCTTTCTGCGGCTGTTCTGATTTCATTACGTGTATTAACGTCATTTGGTTCAAACAAATATGGACGGCTTAGAATATCTAGCTGTCTACGTAAGTATGCTACCAATCTAGATACGTTAATTCTATCTAACGAACTAGCGGCATTTGCACGAGTTAAATTACCAAAGTTAACAATACCAACACCGTTTAGTGTTGCAATTGGGTTAACCTTGACACTGTATAACACGTCACGCAATGATTGAGGCAATGCTGTAGTATTGAACTCACCTGAAGCGTTAATATAACCTACAGATGTTGCATTGTCTACTACGCCACGGTTAATACCTGCCGGTGCAAACCATGGATAAGCCTTTTGATCACTAACAGCAATAGTGCGTAGCATCATATGGCTTGGTGGAACAACAATATAGTTTCCTGTATTGTCATTTGTGTAACCACTTGGGTAGAACATACCCATGTATTCGCTGTAGCTAACTGCACCTTTCTCGCCATTGTCAAACGCACCTGCGGTATTTTTACCCCAGTTGGTTAGATCTGTGCCATTAGGTGCTAAACGGAATGGAGTGTCACCGATAACAAATGCTGTGTAGCTTCTGTCAGTGTTCAATGCATCCATGTTAGATATTGCTTCAGGATAACCTGGGCAAGCAATTAGATTAAATGTCAGCGTATCTGTGTCACGAGCCTGTTGGTTAGTGTCGATCAATGCTTTGAGCGATTTAACAACAAATCCTCTCTGTGCTAGACGACCGAATGTACCTGAACCGTCTTCATTGTTAGGACTTACTGTAACCCAACGAGCTGTTGCATATGGAGTGGTCTGTTCTGAACCGTCCATATATTCGTCTTCGTATCTTAGGTTCTTACCGTTGTCGGCAGTAATGTCAATATATGAAGATTGATATTTCTTAACATTAAATCCGCTTCTACGTAGGTTCCATAGACGTGTACCTTGTGGATATAGTGCAGGATCTGGAGCATCTGGGTCAAGGAAGTCACTACCTAACAACTCAATAATTGTTGCCGGTGTAGTGTCGTAACCATTAGTTGCCCAACGTGCATCATCGAATACCCAACCGTTTTCGCTGGTTTGATCTGTTGGATCTTGTTTAACCCACTTTAATGTGTCACCGTTCCAAACATAGATGCTATGCCCATACAGTTCGATATCGCTGGTGTCGATCCAGATATCGCCGTTTACTAGATCGCTGCCATCGCTTTGTGCGACCGGAGCAGTAGCGGCAATTTGTGGACCGTTTGGATCCGAACTTGAGAACGCTGTCTTGTAGCCAACCCATGTACTACCGTTGTGATATAGAATATCTACATCTTCTAGATTTGAATCATACCATAATGTTCCATCTGCTGGATCAGTGATTGGATGTGTTGAACGTGCTTCGAAGCTTAATGGCTTCCAGTTTGTTGCACGGAAATCGTATGAATCGTGGTCACCACCTGCATACAAGTTTGCAGTACCTGTCTTAGCCATTAGGTCATACTCTGTAAACCCTAAAGTAGTTAAGATTGGGTGTTCTGCGCTGTCAGTTAGTTGGATTTCGCCGCCTAGTGCATGACTGATGCTGATTGTACCATCTGCATTTACTGTTGCACTCACGTGAGCAAAGCCAGCGGCACTGATTGCAGTTGCAACAGATGAACCACTAATTGTAGTAGTAACAGAAGTTGTTGTATTTTCAGCAACAGATGCTACAATGATTGTTGCAGTGTTTTGCATTACAGAACTACCTGGAACAGATTCAGCAATGTCGAAACTGTATACATATGTACCAGTATGTGCGCTGGTAGTAAGATGTAATGCAGTTAGGTCATTAGTGCTTTGAATTGTTGTAGGGCTAGTAGCATTACGTCTCCAAAGTTTGAAGTTGGCCTGTTGTGGGCTTCCTTCTGCACCTGTGCCGTGATCATAATTGCTTTCTACAAACAATGTTCCAACTGGAATATTTTTTCCGCCTGTAGTGTCAAGGCCTTTGATTGCGGCTTCGGCAGTAGCGTATAGCGGAGCACTAACAGTACTAAATGACTGTGTTGCGCCGTTGTATACTTTAACTGCCCAGCTGGCACCTTGACCAGGACTTGTTGTCTTGATGTATGCGCTACCACTCGGTGCACCTAGTGAACCGTATTGTGGAATTTGTGTATGTGGAGCAATTGTTAAAGAAACTGCTTTATATGTCTTTACTGTAAATCCTAGGCTAACTGTTGCAGTGCCACTAATAGCAATCTTACCATCTTTGGCTGAGCCGTCTGATTTAGCGTTAGCATCGGCATATAGTTCTAATAAACCTGTAGTAGCATTGACTTTTGCTCCCACGCCATAATTAGCACTTAGAATTGAATTGATATAAGTTGCTAGTGCTGTAGGAGTAAGAGTTGAAGGAACTGACAACGATTGACCATTAATGGTAAATGATGTTCCTGTTGACGGACTACTAAATCCTGTGCTAGTTGCAACTGGGAAGCTGGTCTGCCAAGCAGTACTGCTAAATGTGCTTCCAACTACACCACCACTAAATGAACTTTCTACGTTTGATCCTACTAATACCCAGTTGTTGCTGGCGTTTTTATAGTAGATAGGAGCCATGTTATCTGATGTTGCTACGATAGCATAATCACCAATCTTACCAAAACTTGAGTTTGGCTCTAGGTCAGTTGCGTCGGTAGCAACATTTGAATCGTCAATCACTAGTGGAGTCTTGACAGTGAATACTTTGTTAGTTGCATCCCATTGGTTAATACCAAATAGTGTATTACCTGTGTCTACCCAGTAAGTGCCGCTAACTGGACTACCTTCTGGAATAGATGTTGTTGGTACTAGTTGTGCTAGATCAAGATCTGCACGTACTACGTATGCCAAACTGCTTACACCTAAAAGACTGTATGCGGCTTGTAGACCGTATTCATTTAGCTCGCCGCCGTGTACGGGATTGCCGTTAGCGTCGGTATAAAAACTTGGGGTGCCAAAAGTGTCAGTTAAATCACGTTGACTTGTGATAACATAAACTTTGCCTGCGTTCGCTTGTGTTGTTCCTTGCGCTGTACCTGTACCTGAAGCATTGGTTTTATCTTGGGCACTAGCTACAAAAATTAAGGGAACTGTTCCTGGACCGGCTGGAGTGTAAAAACTTTCATTGATTACACTTACCGATACGCCTGGGGATACTAATGTTGCCATCTCTTAATCTCCTAATAATGGATTACTTTGTTATATTTAGCGATCAATGTAATTTTTTACCAGGTAAATACCATTATAAAAGGGCACGAAAAGGGCGTGGTATGAGAAAACTCTGCAGAACTTGTGGGCAAAGACCTGTAGCAATCAACTACAGAAAGAATGGTGTTGTCTATTATCGATCCAAATGCGATCACTGTGCTCGCGGATTAGATGACGGAGTCGCTCGATGGGCTCGTGCTGGTTACAAACTAAAAAGTAAATGCGACAAGTGCGCCTACGCCAGCAAGTATCCAGAACAATTTAATGTCTACCACGTAGACGGCAATTTAGATAACTGCCGCCCTACTAATCTTAAGACTGTGTGCGCCAACTGCCAACGGCTACTTCACGTGCTAGGTCTACCTTGGCGGCAGGGTGATTTGACACCAGATTTTTGACCTGGTCAAACAGATCGTCTATTGTTGTGTTGTTATCTAATACCGCATCAAATGCAGTACCTACCCAAGCAGTTTCACTGGCATGAATTCCTACCATTTCCAATCTACGTTTACTGGTAGCCCAGGTTACGTTTCCGTCAGGTCCGCGATTTGCGCTTATTGCGGCATCGTACCATTCAGGTTCTTCACCACGTACTACTCGGACCACTACGCCGCCTGCATTTTTAATTGACTTGATTTCGTTAGGAAAACGACAGTCACTAATAACGATATCGTCTTTGCTATTACGCAGTTTGTTTTCTAATGAGGCAATCCAGATGTCATCGTGGAATGCTTTACGGCATACTTCTGTGCCCCAATACTGTAGGACCCAGCGAGGTGTAAGATGCGGCATACCTAAACGTTCTGACCACCATGGATCTACTTGTTCACGCCACTCTCGGGCCATTTTTGTTCGGCCTTCTAGCATAGTTCGATCCCAACCAAACACCTGTGCTACTGCGTCTTTGAGTGTATTTGCAAATGATTCTCGACGGAATCCATGAAAGTTAGTTAGATAATCGGCAATAGTATCTTTGCCAGAACCGATAAAACCGCATACGCCTATAATCATAGTATCTCCAAGTGATACTATAGTTTATTACAAAATGACTACGAGGTCAACCTCTTGTGAACCACATCGGTTGCTGATTGTCAACGTTATTTTGGAGTTCTAGCTCTAGTTTTTCAGTCATTGCTACACCCTCGGCTTTGAGTGCAGTACCATTAAGTGTTGTGCCGCCCTGTGGGCTAGAAATTGTGGCAAACTTTTCTCTTGCTTCGCCTAGCATAATTTTACATTGTGCAAGGGCGTAATCTTTTAACCAGATACCTGCATAGTTGTCTTCAAACAATTGAAAATCCGGACGATGATTGTACATCCAAATCAGTACCTGTTCTTGTCCACGTGGTCGTTGGCTGATGCGGAGTTTTTTAGTAGTAGGATTAAAATCAAATATAATGTAACTACCAAACATTTTACCAACTTCTTTTTGGTAGCTGGCAAACATAAAGTATGTGGCAATGCCGCCCATGTTGCTGGTGCTCAACAAATAGGTGTTGGCATAGGCTAAGTTGAATGGTTCAAATAGTGTTCCGCCATCACCGCCACCTGTGCGTGAGCCGATACTGCGTCTAAAAACTTCACGAACTGACATTACTTCTTTGGGCAGTATGTATTCGTTTTGATCCATTTCTAGTGTTAGATATCCAAAACTTTCTTCTACGGAATTGGATGATCGTTGACGATATTTTGCCAAGGCACGATCAATCGCCACGTTGTAGTGCTTGGGGTCAAGTTCTACATCGACCATTCCATCACCTAAAAAGGTACGGATATATTCAACTACGTCTTGTCGGTAACTTTCTATTTCATTCATACCAATATTTACCATAAATATAATACTATGCCAAGACTCAGCCTTTACAAACCGGAAAAAGGAAGCGATTTTCGCTTCTTAGACCGTGTAATTTACGAAGAATTTCAAGTAGGCGGAACAGACATATTTGTACACAAATATATAGGTTCTGTTAATCCTCTTCCCGAAAATCAAAGCCCTACAACACCCGGCGGTGTTGCAGATATGGGAGCATTTGGAATTCAAGACGTGCTTTTTATGGAAAATCGTGATAGAAAATACGATGATGACATCTACAGCATCCGTGGAATTTACACCATGCAAGATATTGATTTTAATCTAAGTCAATTTGGCCTGTTTCTACAAAACGATAATGTGATGATCACTTTTCATCTACGCGGTACTGTAGATGCGTTGGGTCGTAAAATCATGGCAGGCGATGTGCTAGAACTTCCGCACCTAAAAGATGAGTATGCCCTAGATGATTCTATGGTAGCTCTTAAAAGATTCTATGTGGTAACAGATGTAACTCGTGCCGCAACAGGATTCAGTCAAACTTGGTACCCGCACTTGCTACGTGCCAAATGTCAGCCGCTAGTTGACAGTCAAGAATTTAAACAGATACTTGATG